TCACAGGTAGCAATTGCTAAAAAATTAGGTGTGCCATTAGAAGAGTATGCGAAACAATTAAAAATCACGAAGGAGGCATAAGCATATGAGTACAGATACTATAATAAAAACTTCCCGTGCGAGTCAGACTAGAGTTAAAGAAACTAAAAAACAAGTTTGGACTCCACCATCATCTTTAGACGCACCCCCTGCACCAGATGGGTTTCATCATAGATGGATAAGAGCTGAATCAATGGGTTTTGACGATACAAAAAACATGTCAGCTATGTTAAGATCAGGTTATGAATTAGTGAGAGCTGACCAATACCCTGAAACAGACTATCCATCGGTTAGTGACGGAAAATACAAGGGAGTGATCGGAGTTGGCGGCCTATTGCTGGCTAGGATATCTTTAGAGTTAGTTAAATCGCGTAAGGAATATTTCGATAGACTTACAAAAGAAAAAGACGAAGCGATCAATAACGACCTTATGAAGGAGCAGCACCCAGGAATGCCTATCGATATTGATAGACAATCCCGTGTAACCTTCGGTGGTACAAAAAAAGACTAATTAATTTTTTAGTAATTTTTGCCAACGAATTAAATTAACCGTTTACCTTTGGTAAACAAATGGAGAAAATAATATGGCAAACCAAGACGCAGCCTTTGGATTAAAACCCCTAGGCAAAATTGGATCGTCAGCAGACAATAACGCAGCCACTGAATATGAAGTAGCAGCATGTGCATCAGCTTTTGCGCAAAACGATCTTATGATCGCTTTAGCAGCAGGAACTGTTGGTATAGGTGCAGCTTCTAGCAATGGAGTCCTTTTAGGCTCTTGTCAGGGTGTGTTTTTCACTGACGCTTCAACAAGTAAACCAACCTTTGCTAATCACTTAGTTGCATCAAACGCAGCTACTGATATCAAAGCGTTTATTACTGACGATCCGCATCAAGTTTATGAAATACAATCGGATGCATCAGGCGCAACTCAACAACTCGACGTTTTCACAAACGCTGATATTGCAGTTGGCGCAGGTGTAACACCGCATTTCGTTTCTAAAACTGAAATTACGGATACTCAATCAACAACAACAGCCAACTTGCGAATTATCGGAGTTTCTGACGATCCAGACAATAGCGATTTATCATCAGCTAATTGTAACTTTAAAGTGATCATTGCAGAACATTTCTATATGACCGCAACTGGCGTATAATAGCAGGATAGGAGAATAAAATATGGCTATATCAAGAGGACAACTAGTTAAAGAACTAGAGCCAGGTTTGAATGCACTATTCGGCTTGGAATACAACAACTATGCTAACGAGCACACGGAAATTTTCGATACAGAAAATAGTGACAGAGCTTTTGAAGAAGAAGTAATGTTATCCGGTTTCGCAAATGCACCAACTAAAGCTGAAGGAACTTCAGTTTCATTTGACAATGCACAAGAAACTTTCTCAGCTCGTTACACACATGAAACGCTTGCTTTAGCGTTCGCAATCACTGAAGAAGCGATTGAGGATAATTTGTATGACAGACTAGCGTCTAGATATACAAAAGCTTTAGCGAGATCAATGGCTAACACTAAACAAGTGAAAGCAGCTAATGTGTTAAACAACGCTTTCGGAACTGAAAACGGTGGAGATGGAAAAGCACTTTGTGCTACAGATCACCCTATCGTTTCTGGAACTGATCAGAATGAGTTAACTACTCCAGCGGATCTTAACGAAACATCATTGGAGCAGTCTTTAATAGACATCGCTGCAATGGTTGACGAAAGAGGTCTAAAAATTGCGGCTAAAGGAATGAAAATGATTGTTCCTTCTGCGCTTCAATTTACAGCTGAGAGATTAATGAAAACTGCCAATAGAGTTGGAACAGCTGATAATGATATCAATGCACTAAGTAATATGGGAATGATCCCTCAAGGTTATGTAATAAATCATTACTTAACTGATACTAATGCGTTTTTCATCAAAACAGATGTGCCTAATGGGTTAAAACATTTCGTTAGATCACCTATGAAAACATCTATGGAAGGCGACTTTACAACTGGTAACGTAAGATACAAAGCTAGAGAGAGATACTCATTTGGGTTCTCTGACTGGAGAGGTATTTTCGGATCACCGGGAGCATAATCATAATATTTTTGTGGCGGGACATTGTTCCGCCACAATTGAAATTTAGAAAGAAAAACCAATGAAAAAATTCACAATAAATATATGGGCATACGATCACTACGCTAAATTTAATATTTTAGCCGATGATAATGCTATTTCTGTCGAAGAATCAATACTTGACAAATTGGGAGAAAAAAGTATAAAATGGGAATATCTCGGAAACAGTTATAATAACGAGATAAAACGTATAACTTATGAAGAGGTTATAAATGATACAAGACCTATACAAACAAAAAAGGTCCTTGGAGTTGAAGTGGCAACAGGAGCACCTAGATAATAATAGGTATACTCTTGAGATGGTTAAGATAGATGACAAAGTTAAAAGAGTCATTACTGACATTAAGCTGGAAGAAGCAGCTATTGCACATAGACAGAATCAAGTTGAGGATGTCACTCCACAAGTTTCTGTAGCTACTTAAGTCACAAAGCTACATCGCTGAAATCGCACTTTTATTACAGGGTCTCTTGCACTCTATTAAAAAGTAGAATATAAATTACACACTATATAAAAATAAATTTAAATGTAGACGCGTATAGTCGACAACCCTAGGGACTACATTTACATATTCTAGGAGGAATATTAACATGGCTAATACAACATTTAACGGCCCAGTAAGAGCAGAAGGTGGTTTTGAACAAATTACTAAAACTGCAGCAACAGGTGCAATAACAACTAACTTTGATATAGATGCAAGCGGTAACATTTCAGGTACTGGTACATCTAGAATCACAGGAACAACTACTTTTGTTGTTCCAACAGTAACAATCGTAACAGGATATACTTCTGGTACAGTGCTAACAGCAGCACAATCAGGATCTATTGTAACCTTTCCTGCAATGAATGGTGCAGCAAGTTTATCACTTCCAGCAGCAGCTGATTGTGTAGGGTCTACTTTTCATTTTGTAATGTTAGGTACAGCAGGTAATGATGTAGACATTATTACTAATGGATCTGAAAAAATTATAGGTTGTGTACCAAAAGGTGATGGTGACAACGTAGGAATTTCAGATGCAAATGATTCTATAGGTTTTGATGCAAACGCAGTTGTAGGTTCAAGTTTTAAAGTGACTTGTCTTTCATCTACAGCAGCACTAGCTTTCCTTGCACACGACATCATTGATGGACTTGCAGCGAATGTTGGTTCAATAAATCTTAAATAATAAATAATTAATGTGGGGCTTCGGCCCCACAGTTTCTTAATTAAGGAGGGAAACACATGGCAGACGTAATAACAGGACCAACAATCCTACAAGAAAACGATCAAAGAGTAGTTATCAAAATAGTAAATCAATCAGACGGAACAGGTGCAACAACTGTATTTGGTGATGTATCAGCAATGGCTGCTAGAGCAGACGGAACAGCTGTAGCGCATTTAGCATTACTTAGAGTATGGTTTTCATCGCAAGGTGGAGACGGTGGAGATTCATTTGCACGTTTAGATGAAGAAGATGATGATGGCGATATACCTATTATAGGTTTAACAGGATCAGGTTATTGGGACTTTAGAGAATTTGGTGGAATACCAGCAGATAAATCTAATAACACTAACGAGAGCGATGTTAACTTTGTAGTTCCAGGTGCCGCAGATTCTGGCAACATGTATACAGTAGTAGCAGAGTTTAAAAAATTATATAGTTAGGATTAACTGATGGCCAATACAACTTCAGGCACAGTTACTTTTGACAAAACTTTTGCAGTAGACGAAATTATTGCAGAGGCTTACGAACGTATAGGTTCACAAGTAACTTCTGGATATCAATTAAAAACAGCAAGACGTTCTTTAAATATAATGTTTCAAGAATGGGGTAATAGAGGTTTGCACTACTGGGAAGTAGGGGAAGCTGATATTAATCTTGTTGAAGGTCAATCAGAATATATTTTTTTTAGAGCAAGTTCTGATGGTACAAGTGCTGTAACAAATCCTGCTGATACTTATGGTGTAGCAGATGTTCTTGAAGCAACTTTAAGAGCAGATAGAACTGCAGTAGATCAAGCAGATTCTGCAATTACAAAAATAGACAGATCAACTTATTCAGCGCTATCAAACAAATTATCTAAAGGAACACCTTCAAAATATTTTGTGCAAAGATTTGTAGATAAGACAGTCGTTACACTTTACCCAACAGCTGATTCATCTAATGCAGCTAAAGCGGTTCATATTTATTTTGTTAAAAAAATTCAAGATGCAGATGGAACTTATACTGATGCAACAGATGTACCATTTAGATTTGTACCTTGTATGGTATCAGGATTAGCTTTTTACCTAGCACAAAAATTTAATCCACAATCAGTTCAACAAATGAAATTACTTTATGAAGATGAATTAGCTAGAGCATTATCAGAAGATGGTTCTTCTACTAGTGTACACATAACACCAAAAGTTTATTACCCAGGAACATAATGGCAAGAGGAAAATATTCAAAAGCAATATCAGACAGATCAGGAATGGAGTTTCCATATCTTGAAATGGTTAAAGAATGGAATGGTTCTTTTGTGCATAGATCAGAATTTGAATCTAAACACCCTCAATTAGACATAAGTTCTACAAGAGGAGATGATCAAGGACTAATGGATGCTAGACCAGCTAGAACTGAAAATGTTGTTGCAATATTATTACAACCTAATCCGTTTGAAACAATTGCAGCTTCATCTGGAATTATAAACGTATCAGAACAATCTCATGGTAGATCAACAGGTAACACTGTAAGATTTAGAGGTGCACCTTCTACATCTGCAACATTCAATAACCCACAAGGGTTTGATGGTGTTACAGGAGCTAACCTTGCAAAAACCGCTGGCTACTCGATCACAGTTGGCAAACGAGATTCAAGTGGAGATGTAACACAGACAGCAGATTTCTATCACTTTACTGTCGATACAAACACTGCTACAACAGGTGGTATAACAGGAGGAGGAGAGAATTGTTCGGCAGGTCCGGCAACTCTTACAGCATAATATGGCAGGATTCACTTACGCAACATTAACCACAGCAATTCAAAACTATACTGAAGTTAGTACAACTGTATTAACAAGTACAATTACAGATCAATTTATTGATAATGCTGAAACTAGAATTATGAGAGATGTGCCTATTGATGCCAATAGATTAGCAGCTACAGATAATATGGTAGCTAATCAAGCTTTTGTAAATGCTCCAGCAGGTGCATTAGTTATTAGAGGTATACAAGTTGCAGATGCAACGTCATCTTTAACTAATCCAATTTGGTTAGAAAAAAAAGATGAAACATTTTTAGAAGAATATAACAATCCAGCTTCTACTGCTAGACCAAAATACTATGCTATGAAGGGTGGTGCAACTGGTGTTACAAACACTACTTCAGGAGGAGCTTTATTATCTCCAATACCTAATACAACATACGTATACAAAATTCATTACAACGCTAGACCTACAGGTTTAAGCGCATCAACTACAACAAATTTTATTAGCCTTAACTTTCCAAATGGTTTATTATATGCCGTCTTGGTAGAAGCATATGGTTATTTAAAAGGTCCAGCAGATATGTTACAACTGTACGAACAAAAATATAAACAAGAAGTAGAGAGATTTGGAGGAGAGCAACTAGGTAGTAGAAAAAGAGATGACTACGCTGATGGAACAATCAGAATACCTGTGAACTCACCAACACCTTAAGGAATTAAATTATGGCATCAACATTTACAGATCTTGGTTTAGAAATAATGGCAACTGGCGAGAACGCCGGTACTTGGGGAGATAAAACTAATACTAATTTAAACATTGTTAACACAGCAATTGCTGGTTATGTAGAACAATCTATTGCAGGTGGAGCTGCTACTACAACATTAACAATTACAGATGGTGCTGCTACATCAGTGGCTCAAAATGCTGTTATAAAATTAACAGGATCAATTACAGGAAATCAAATTGTAACAATTCCAGATTCAATAGAAAAAGTTTATATCATAACAAATGGCACTTCAGGTGCATTTACAGTACAAGTTAAAACAGCATCAGGATCAGGTGTTACTTTTGGAGTATCAGAAAAAACTACAAAATTATTATATTCAGACGGAACTAATATTGTTGACGCTGGATTTAGTGGAGGACTTGACATTGAAGGAAGAGAATTAGTTTTAGATGCTGATGGCGATACAAGTTTAACAGCAGACACAGATGATCAGATAGATATTAAAATAGCAGGAGCAGATGATTTTAGATTTACAGCAAATACTTTTACAGCTTTGTCTGGTAGTGGTGTTGTTATACCTGATAGTGGCCTTACATTAGGAAGCACCGCAGTTACAGCAACTGCAGCAGAAATAAATATTTTAGATGGAGTATCTGGACTAGTTGCAGCAGATTTAACTAAATTAGCTGCGGTAGATT